TGTATTCGGTATTGTCTGCGCCACCGTAGTAGAACTGTCCCCAATCCAAGTCGGGGAAGAACATAAAATCTGTTTGAACAAAACCACGATCTGGATCACCAGCAATGGGAGTTCGAAAATGCACTTCTCCTGCCTTGCGAACATATTCGCGAGGATCTTGTCCTTGACTTTGCACAAACTGTGTGAGCGTGGCAGCAAGTTGATCCTTGGTAATTTTGTTGGCATCCACACCAAGGTCGAGATCGCCCGAAGTAGGCTTGCGCCCGGTTGATCCTAGTTGACGTTCTTCAGGAAACTTTAAACCTGTGACTTGTTCAACCCAGGCAATGGTTGCAGGTACGTCAGCTTGGTTGATGCGTTGTGTCAGCGGCTCACCGTCTTTGCTCTTGAATACGTTACCACCTTCCAACAAAGTTTTCAATAACTTCATGGCTTGCCACCTGCCTGCTGTTGTAAACTCTGCATGGCTTGAGCATGCACAGGATCTTTGGCATTAAAGGGTTGTCCATTTACCAGCCAATTTCCACGTGTGTCTTGCGTGAGTTTTATCTGCCCTTTTTGTTGTGTTTGGCCGCCACTGCTACGGGGATCAAACTGTGAAATCTGTTTAGCAGGAGCAATGCCATCTCGAACAATGTCAGTCCAGGCAGCAGCCAGTTGTGGGGTGTTGTTGCCAGGCTTGACTGTGGCGTTCATTACAGCGTCAATGCCTTTGTCAATGGCTTCTTTTGCTGCATCGGCAGCCCCTTTAACTGTGGGGTCATCGCCTACTGAATTAGGCAAGCCAGCATAATCTGCGTTGGGCCCAATGGAATTGTTGACCAAAGTCACCAGCTGCGGTTTGATTGCGTTAAAGCTGGCTGGGCTCATTGCACTGAGATTGGTAGTTGGATTACCAGCTGCATCCTTGGTCCTGCTCATGAACTCTTGCACAGCTTGAGCCCAAGCAGCTTGTAGTTGTGTGGCCAGTGGCCCTACCAGTGCTTGATTGGCCTTGAAGGCTGCCATCCTAGAATTGGCGCCAGAGCCAGCTGGATCAAAAGCAGGGCTACCGGTTTGGCTCTGTACAAACTTGTTGAATCCAGCCTTGGCAATGCCACTGGCTAGTGCACCAACAATTTCGTTAACTCTTTTTGGCTGAGTTATTTCAAAGATTTGCATCTGTTTTCCTTACGCTGCGATTGAATTTGCCAGCATCTTTTGTTCTTATTGCATTTAACAATTTTCTTGTGAGATTTTCTGCTTGGTCAGCAGGAAACTCAGCTTCTATTTGTTCTACTAAGCGAATAGCAGAAGCGATCACGTTGCTGGCACGATTTTCAATGATCAAGCGACGATCGCGCTGAGCATATTTTTTGTCGTACAAGCCATCTAATTCTTCTAAGATGCTGCGAGTTTTTTTCTGCATTGTTTAGGACCTTTGGATTATTTAGCGGGTTTCCAGTTCTAATAAATATCTAAATGCGTATCGCAAAGGAAAACTTATGACCAGTCAGATCAACCCAACAGCAATCAATGATCAATATCCTGTGGCTGCCCAGCCCAACAATACCCAAGGATTCAGAGATAATTTCGCCGGCACTAAAACTAATTTTGAATATGCCGCAGAAGAAATCACAGAGCTTCAAACCAAATCAATTTTAAACGCTGCCTTGGACAATGGATCTTCTCTGAGTACACAAAACAACATGTTGGGTGCGCCTTTGATTGGCGCTAAGATACGTAATTTTAGTGCTGATTCAGTGAACATTGCAACCACTTCGGGCCCAATTATATTAGATTATAGTCAAGGACATTATCAGCGTATTGCAACCACAGGCAACATTAACTTAGGCTTTAGTAACTTTGCGCCTTCAGGTAGTTTTAGCAGCATACGAGTACAGGTCATTGTTGATGCTGTTGGCCGTACCATGGCTCTTAGCCCTTACGTCACGCTAGGCACAGAAGGCATTCAGGGCTATGCCAGTGGTACTATTACTTTTGCCGAAGCAGGCACTTATCAATTTGGGTTTACAACATCTGACTCAGGCGCCACTATCACAATTCAGGATTTAAATCGCCCATTGAGTGATTACACCAATCCTGTGACAATTGCCAGCACCGAGCCTAGTATCAGCATTACCTCAGGTGCGCTGGTAGTTGCTGGCGGTGTTGGCGTTGCTGGTAATCTTTATGTGGACGGCAACATTGTTGGAAACTTTGTAGCCACCACTCAAACATTTGCCGGTAACTTAACTGGTGGAAATCTATTGACCAGTGGCATAATGAGTGCCACAGGCAATGTCTCTGGCGGTAACATTAGAACCACAGGGCAAGTTTCAGCCACAGGCAACGTTACTGGAGCTTATATCATCGGTGATGGTAGTCAATTGACCAATATCACTGTGTCCGGTGGATCAGCCATTGTCAACGGAACCAGTAATGTAAGAGCAATTGCCAACAGTAATATTACTATCGGAATTGGCGGATCAAACGTTGCTGTATGGGCCAACACAGGTGGTTTTGTAACTGGTTTAATCAGCGCCACAGGTAACATCACTGGCGGCAACCTTAGGACTGCTGGACAAGTTTCAGCCACAGGCAACATCACTGGCGGTAACATTCTAGCAGGTTCGGGAGTTGGAGTTGGCGGCGATGTTGGAGTTGGCGGCATTATATTTGCAAATGGCAACATCAACACCAACACCTCATTCAACGCTGTTGGCAATATTGTTGGTTCTTATTTCATTGGCAACGGAGCATTTTTATCAGGCCTGTCTAGTACTTCAAGAATCACAGCAGGTACCACAGAATTGGGCGTTTCTACCCCAAGTGGTAATATTCAGGCAACCGTTGGAGGCACAGCAAACATAGCCGTGATTTCCACGCAAGGTATAGATATCACTGGAAACGTAACAGCCTCTGCTAACTTAGAAGGTGTTGGTGTCAGTGTCACTGGCAACGTCACTGGTGGCAATCTACGCAGCAACGGTTTGATCAGTGCTGCTGGTAACATCACTGGCGGTAACATTGCAGGTACTGGCAATGTATCGTTGGTTGGCAACGTGATTGCTGGAAACTTGACCACTGGTGCACAAATGGTTGCACTTGGCAACGTCACTGGCGGTAACATTGTTACCAACGGTCAGGTGCGCTCTTTCAACGGTACTGCTGTTTCAGCAGGAGGCACAGCTGGAGCAGGATACGTATTTTCAACTACTGCAAACTTTGGTGTATTCTTTGGATCAGGTGCACCAACATTGGCCGCAGCCAAAGGATCATTGTACCTACGCAGTGACGGTACTACCACCAACGATCGCATGTACGTAAACACCAATGGCTCTACTACCTGGACCGCAGTAATTACTGCAAGTTAATCAATTCCCAAAATTCAGGGAAAGTACTAGCTAGATCTTGTTGTCGCAACAGATCTAGCTTTTTTGTTGACTCAAGAAATTTGTCCCACTGCTGTGGCTGATTTTCCAAAGGCATGTCCATGAAATCCATGATGCTAGTGATTTGCCAGTTGGGCTGTTGTGATTCAAGTTGACTACGTATTGTTTGTTTGACTGTGTCTGGCAGTGCTCGAACATTGAGATAGTGTGGATGATGCACCATGTTAAAAAACACAGGAATTTCTCGATCGCAGAAATACTGTTGTATTTGCATCACGTATAAAATGTTCAAAGCACACACTGTAACACAGATGTGCATTTTAATGTTGGGGCTGGTTCTGACCAACTGTCGATAACGCAATACGTTCTTTTCAACTGTGCTCCACGTTTCACCATATCGAATATAATCAAAGTGTGGTCCAATACCATCTATGCTAATATCAATGTTTACTGATTTAAACTGTTTGATGATATCAATGTACTCAGGATTCCAAATGGTACCATTGGTATTGATATGCAACCCTTGATCTCGGCATCGACCGCTGTCAACACTCTGTTGCAAAATATGAAATACTTTGTCCAACAACATAGGCTCAGCACCGTAGATGTCATAGTACTCTACATCAGTGAACCAGGTTGCTAGATCTGTCCATAGCTGTGTGTTTTCGTCGCTGTAGCTGCTGCGAATTCTGCCCCAGGAAGCTAGATATTTCTTATAGTCTGGTTCCCATTTTTGAGCTTCAATTTCCCAGTAGTCGCGATACCATTTGCTAGAAACCTCAGGCCAGCATGTTCTGCAGGCTAAATTGCAGGTGTTACCAGGTTTAAGGTCCACCAGTTGTGGCTTGTGACCTGTGATCACTAGATCTTTAAATTGTTCATTGGCCACTTGTCTGCGGCTGCTTCTTCCTGCTGCTTCTTCATTCTAGCAAGCACTGCAATTTGGATGTTGGATTCCTTGTTCTAGATCTCGCTTTATCTCATAGCGTGTAGAACTGTTCCAAGCCTGTTCCATAGTATGTGTATCAAGAAAAATTTCCTGACCTTCTGGGTCTCGTAGATAAGTTTGACTGTGACAACACAGCAGGCACCGTCCTGAATTGTGTAATGCAATCCCAGAATCTGCCCAAACACAATATAAACCTTTGTCTTTTTCCATGATGTCCTTTGATTAAACCTTAAATATGTATGATATGTCAGAACTTACTACAATTTTTACTCCCATTAGATATCTGGTCAGCAAACTGCATTTAAAAATGCCCTGGACCTACGAAGAAGTCGTTGCTGAACTTGAAACAGAAGATTGGAAGCCGCATGGAGAAGTTGCTCCTGTAGGGCACAATCCATGGCCTGGAATGCGTTACAAAGTTCTACGCCCTCGTGAAGAAAACAAAAAGCTAGTAGCAATCAGCAGATATTTTAACAGTCTCAAATTCAAACAACAAGTAGTTGACTGGATGTATGACAATTATCCAGGCACCGACGTGGCCTGGGGCATGGACCGTGACACCATGTTTCGACAAAGTCAAACGCACATTGAGTTTACTCGTGACATGCCAGGCTTTGTCAACGCACTACACACAGACTATCGCAAACTGATTGCCACTGGCATGGTCTACTTCAGCAATCACGACACTGAAGATCTCAGCAGTTATTTCTACAAATCAGAAAACCGAGATGAACCTGTGCGTATGACCACTGAGTTTGGCGACGGTTGGTGGCACCAAAATGGTAATTACACCTGGCACGAAGGATGGAATCGTACTGATCAGGTGCGCTACAGTGGACTTCTAGGGCTTACTATATACACCAGCGACGCACCTGTTTGGCCAGGGCAGAATTAACCTGTTTTTATCTGTCCCAGTAACTGTTTGAGTTTGGCTGTTTGTACATCAGCGGTTACTTTAGGAACGTCACTTGAGTGAACCATTGGTTTTTCCCATGCGTGTGTGCCTGTGGGTTTCTCCCACTTAGTTGGCGAATCTTCCGATGGCGCTACTGTGCTTTTGGCCTTGATTGAATCCATGATACTGGGCTTTACTCCACCACGGAAATTGTCTTGTTCGTCGCCGCCTGCATCGGTAATACGCATAGTGTTAATATCGTATTCAAGATCGATTTTCTGTCCTACACCTGTTGAACTACGACTTTTCATACATTGAATCTGATACTTGCCTCGCTCTTTCATAGCCCGGCTCGTGAAAATACCAAATACATTGTCCGCTGTATTGATCTTACTAATACCACCACTAATATGACTGTGATCAAATTCAATCTCCTCCACAGCTGATCGATTCAATTGCGATGCGGTCACAAGCAATATGCCCAGTTCTTTGGCCAAGTTACGCAGTTCTTCACTCACATACTTGTCTTTGACAAACAGATCGTTGGGACTGACTTTGGCGCTGACAGGCATCAACAAGTCCAAATAGTCAACCATCATGAAGTCAACTCGGTGTCCTGTTTTGATTTGATATTCTTTTAAGAATGCACGAATGTCATTGATGTTGCTTTGTGCTGGCAATGCTTTGACTTGATAGCTACCTGCCTTCTTGCCTACCATTTTGACTTTAAGGGCTGCTGTTGATTTGTCTCGACGAATATCTTTAGTTGACATATCTGTCAACATAGCTGCCGTACGCAGACCAGTGAGTTCCTCACTGAGTTCTAGCGAAACATAAACACCATGCAAGCCCTGTTGTACCCAGTTCAGTGCAATGTTCATCATCACAAGACTCTTGCCTGATCCTGAGCCACCTGCAAAGATGTTGAGTTCGCCGCGACTAAACCCACCATACAGCAGTCTATCCACTTGTGGCCAACCTGTTGATACTTGTCCGCCTGCATCAAAGTACTTGGTAAACATACCCTCAGGATCGGCCCAAAAATCTGTGCCAAGATCCTTGGTTAAAGAAATTTGTACTGCATCTTTAATCAATTTTTCTACAGGCTCAAACTCACCTTTTTCCAACAGATCTGCACTTTTAAGAATTGCACGTTCAAGTTCTTGGCGCTTGGTAAACGCTTCAAACTCAGTCATAAACCAATCATAGTGTCCTTCATTCAAGTCAGGCACTGATTGTAATTTAATTCCTGTGGCCGCTGTGATCTGTGCACGATCAGGCAACGTGCTGTATTTGGCACTGTGTTCTTTGATAAACTCCGCTGCTCGGCGTATGCTTTTATCAAAGTTGTCTGGGTTATAAATGTTCTGCACACGCACATAGCTCTGTGCATCTTCCAACATCATTTCCAGGAACAGGCGCTGTACGTCAACTCCGTAGTCTTTTAACAAGTTGTTTCTTCCTTAATTCTATTTTGATTCTGCTGGTTTCTCTAGCTTGAAGTATAGTTAGCAAAGTTCCAAGTCGTCCAT